TTTGATCTGGGTAATAAGATGGTCCATCACTTTTATAGAGGTCTTTTGATTCTTCTAATCCATAAGTTATATAAGGAAGAATAGCCGGGTCAATACTTTGTGTAGTTTGTTGGCTCTGACCGCCACCGCCGCCTTTATATTCTCTTAATCCAGTGATAACATTTAAAGTGCCAGACCCACCAATTGATATTAATAATTCTGACTCTTTTTTATTAATATGTGCAAGTTCCGTATCTCCACTATCCCCTAAAGATGCAATATCTTTATATAACAGTTTTAATAACCAAACTTTAAAAGTGGTTGGTAATAATTTCATAATTTTAGCTCCATTAATGTGTACTTCTTTTTATAATTTAATTTTTGAAAAAGCCTTACTAATCCTTTATGACTAGTAGAGCATTGTATTGCAGTACCGCCACTACTTTTTACCCATCCTTTAAATTCATCCACCACCTCTGCTAATCTTGTTCCACCAGCATAAGTTACATAAGCTATTCTTTCATTAGGGTAAGAAATCCATTGCACAGTTGCGGCATTTAAACATTTATCTTTATCCATGCTTAATAATAATTGTTGATTACCTTGCGTTACCATTAGTTTTAATTGGTCGTTAGTAAACTCACCCTCGCCTTTTTCTAATGCTTTATCTAAATATTCTTTAGCTAAATGCCAATACTGTTGTACATGATTTGTGGGTACTATATATAATTTTAGTTTCATAACACAATAATAACACTTAACCTACAATAATATAATCATAGATTACATCTGTATGAGAGTGATTTCTATGTCCTATAATAACGCTACCTTTAGCTTTTGTTTTAATCCATGTGTGTGTTAATTCAGTTGCAGAATGTTCTGTTCTAGGGGATAGCAAAACAACACTATCAAAACCTAATCTTTCATCATTTAATGTTGTTGTTGTAGTAGAGGCTGTTAATGTAACTGTTCCTGTATTATTAGTTTTACCATTGACAGCATTATTTACCACTTCAGCTACTTCTCTTGGATTAGAACCCATGTAGTTTAAGGTTCTATACATTATCTATTGCCTTGTGGTTTAAAGTCTACATCTATTGCCATAGCATTTGTCCAACTACCTGTAGGTTTTACAGAAACTCTGTGATACCGACCAGCACTTCTTAAATCTGCTCTACCTTCTGATGAAGTAGATACTGTTGTACCAAATATAACAGAGTCATCTAATTCTCTTCTGCTAGCAACTGCAATATCTGCACTACCATTATCTATTTGTGGTCTTGCTAAAGTAACAACACTGTTATATCCAACTTCAACATCAGTAGTAATTAGTTCAGAATTATATGTTGAGCCTGAAAATGTTGATATTTTAGTTCCTGTTGCTCCTGCAAACATGAATTTACCACCTACCCAAAGTCGTGCGTCTAAACTTGCTGGCATAGCATCTATATCTGTGTACCCTAGAGTACCTAAACCTTCTAAAGTCGTTCCTGTGGTCGCTATATTGCCTAGAACAGTAGCTGTAGTTTCTACTCTTGCCCATTTACCTAATGTCCAGTTGTAGATTAACATACTTCTACCACCACCTACATTTGCATAATTCCAAATTGCTACATTAGCTACTGGATTAATAGAAGCACTCATGCTACCTATTAAAGATAAATCAACATCATCAAAAAACCATCTATCTACTTTTTCATTTCCAATCGGTGTTACTTGATTTCCATCACAAGAATAAAATCCATCATCACTTAAAAAGAATGATACTTGATTGTATTGGCAAATAGAGTTACCACTAAAACAACCTAATCCTCTTGAGATATTATCAAATTGAAAGAATAAAGGACTTCCTACATATGACATACGAGATATAGATTTTTCTAAAAAGATTAATCCAAACTCACCACCAGTTATTCCTACTAAATTTCCACCATCTGCAATTACTTGTAAATCTGATTGTGATGTTGTTCCTGCTGTCCAATCTGTTTCATCATTAATATCTGACCATCTTACTGTAGACCGACCTAAAGTTCCAGCAGTAAGGCTACCTGTTACTACAAAATCTCTGACTACTGCTATTTGTTTAGGAGTAGGAGCTGTTGCTACATCTGCCCATAATGTAGATGTACCTATAGTCCAATATTGAATAACCTCTGTACCATTAACAGCTAAAACTGTCTTTCCGAATTGTGTAAATTTCCAGTGAAATGTACTACTATATCCACCAGCTTTAGATTTATCATCTAATGCTTCTGTAGTTGAATTAAATTTAAAAAGTTTAGTAGCACCACCTGCAAATAAAACTACCTCTGTGTCCCATTTAGCTACAAACACAGCATTTAAATCTTCTGCTGCTGCTCCACTAAAATCTTCTATATTAGGAAAAGGTTGGTATCCAACAGATACTGGAATAACATTTAATGCATCATTCAGTGAGCCTGCGTTATCTGGTTGATCTGGTAGCCATTCAGTAAATTGTAATCTTTTAGTTGGCATTAGTTTACCTGACCCCCTGATATTGTTCCTGATGTTACATAGGTTATATAAGAATGTCCGTCTATAGCATTACCAGCAGTTCCACCTGCATATACAACAGCTAAACCATTAACACCTAAATTACCACCAGTTCCACCTATTCTAGTTCCAAGTCCTCTTGAATCATCCGAGCCTACACCACCTGCTGTTCTAGTTCCATCTGAAGCTCTAGGAGAAGTATTTAAACCACCTCTACCACCAGCTCCTATACCACCATATCCAGCTAATACAGTTCCAGAAAAACCTTGATTAGATGTTGGTACACCATCACCGGGAAGTCCTGTTTCTGTTTCAGTAGTAAAATGCCATCCACCTGCACCACCACCACCACTTCCAGCAGGATGATAAACTACACGACCACCAGCTCCGCCACCGCCACCGCCACCGCCACCAATTAATCCATTATTGGTTAGCGATAAAGGAAATCTTGTATATAAAGCAGTCCCACCATTACCACCATTTTGTCCAGCTGCTCCCTCACCTTGAGTCCCATATCCACCATTACCACCTCTACCAGTAATGCTAGCATCACTTGGAATTGAAAGTGTAACAGAACTTCCAACAGGTAAAGCTCCAACATCAAATGCAGGAGTAGCTGCTAATGTAGACACAAAATGAGTTCCTGCAGATACTGTAACAGATACAATTGTTGGTGAAGTAATGCTTAAATAAGTAGCTAAATTAAAATCTTGTATTACTCCAGTAGTAGCATCATTAGATAATGTAACATAAGTAACACCAAATGCTAATTTCCAAACACCGCCCTCTTTTATATGTACTTCATTAGCTCTTTTCCAAACACCACCATCTTTAATGTGAATTTCACTAGCTGATTTCCAAGTTCCACTATCATTAACACTAATAGCCATTATTAAACCTTATACCAAATATCACCATTAGCACCACCACTAGGATTAGCTGTAGATACAGTTCTTGCACCATACGAGTTAGTTCCAACGGAGATTGCATTAGCAGAGCCTATTGTTCCAGCAGTTGTCCATGATCCACCAGTGATTGCTACAGCATTAGCATTTTGAGTAGACATTGTTCCTAATGTTCCAGTTGCTGTTGTTACAAAAGCGGTTGTAGCTAGTTGAGTAGTATTAGTTGCTGCTGCGGCTGTTGGTCCAGTTGGTATTCCTGTTAGAGTTGTTGTCCCTGTTACAGATAAAGTACCACCTACTACAAAATTATCAGCATCAGCACCTGTTTGTTGGTCTTTTACTTGAGCCATTATTTCTCTAATAGCATTATTAATTGTTGAAGGGGGACACCCTTCCGCCAAATTAATTCCAGCTACATCTGTATTAGAGCCTGGTGTTGCTGACCATTCACTTATTTTATCTCTACTCATAATTTATCCTATCCTCTTCCAAATGTTTGAAGTTGCAGTGACTACTGTCCAATTATTACCTTGAATATGTCCGTCTGCTCCTATTGTTGCTGTTGTTGATATTGAAGCATCACCTGACCAGATTACTACAGAGCTACCTGTTACAGTAGCAATTCCATTAATACCTGCTTCACCTACTGCTGTAAATCCACCTACACCTGTTAATGTACAAGTTCCAGATATAGCACCTATTCCATAAACAAATTGTCCAGAGGTTGAAACTGTAACAGTAGCAGAACCAGTGATAGGAGCTATTCCAAATTTAATACTACCTGCTATAGATGAGTAAGGAGCTGCTGAATATGCACCTATACCAAACATTATTTATACACTCTTTTCATTTCTGTATCTGGAGTTTCATTAAAAATATCTGGAGAAAACTCTGAAAAATCTCCATCTGCCCATTGTATATGTATCATATTATTTTTAGTTACTGTCCAACAACCTCGAGTAAAGGTATTATTAATATTCTGTGCTGCAGCTCTAAATCCATCACCAGAACAAGCAGTTTTTGATAAAACAATCCTAGTGCTTTCTGACATATAATGTACTTGAAATTCTCCTGCTAATGCTATAGGACTCATTAACAATAAACCTATCAATAACTTTTTCATATCTATCCTTTAAACTGCGAAACTACTTCCACAACCACAAGATGCTTTAGCACTAGGGTTATGTATTTGAAATTGAGAGCCTTGTAATGACTCTGTATAATCTATTTCTGCTTCATATAAATATTGCAGGCTCATTGGATCTACCAAAAGAGTGACCGTATCTTTAACAACTTGCGTATCATCTTCGTTAGCAGCCTCTTCAAAAGTGAATCCATATTGAAACCCAGAACATCCACCACCACTAACAAAAACCCTTAAATTAATATTAGGGTTATTTTCTTCAGCTATTAAATCTTTTATTTTAATAACTGCATTATCAGTAAGTGTCATTATTCACTTTCCCAACTTAAAGTTTCTTCATTCCAAGTATACATTTCTCCATCATCTGGATAAAGTGTTGGGGCTTCCCATTGACAAGTATCTTCATTTAAAGTCCATGACGGATAAGGTTGAGGTGCTATAAAAGCATCTCTTGTTTCATCATAAGTATGACCAATACCAGCATAGTTTTTTCTAAAGTTACTATTGTATGAAGTCTGTACCCATACAGTAGTATTATCGTTATATAAATTATGTATAAAAGCTATTCCTAATGCTTCTTGTTCTTCATTATTTTCATCTAAAATATCTTCATTATTAACTACTATAACTTGTTCTACTATTTCGTTTTCGATTTTTGCATAATGTGCCATAGTTTTTCCGTATTAAGTTACATATGTTCCTGAACCATTAAATGTTAATACTGTATTATCACCTGATGTTGAAACTGTTGGGCTTCCTGTAGTTGTTCCAGTATAATGAACAGTTGGTAAACTTAAAATTGTTATTCCAGAACCGCCAGAGCCACCAGCATTAGGAGAAGTATCTCCTGAACCACCTCCACCGCCACCTAGATTTGTTGTTCCATTTACACCATTTCCTGCTCCAGCTGCAGTTCCTGCACCACCACCACCTGAACCGCCACTTCCAGCTGCATTGGTATAAGCTCCGCCACCGCCACCACCTGCGTATGTTACAGAGCCTCCTGTAATAGATGATGCTGTTCCGTTGCCTCCATTACCAGCATTAGCACTTCCACCAGATCCTACACTACCGCCAACTGCTCCTGCTCCGCCGCCACCGCCACCATTATAAGTAGACCCTTCATTTCCTAAACCACCATTATTTCCTTGACCACCTGTTCCAGTTCCAATAGACCCATTCCTAGAAGCACCACCACCTGAACCACCTGATTTACCATTTCTA